GTATCAAGGCGTAAAGGGTATGATGCGCGATGCAGTGCGCTGGCCAAAAATCGCTAAGACGTATGAACGAGCATTTGACCGCATGGTCGACAAGCGGCGTGCTGATGGGATGCCGACGGAGTGGGAGACGGGCGCGGATGTCATGCGGTGGTGGATTGGCGCCGACCATCGCATGAAAGAGGATGATCGGCAAATCACGTTGTTTGGTCTGCGGTTGGATGAGAGGGATGTGTGAAGGGGTGAAAAGATGCAAAAAGTAAAAGTTGAACTGTATCATGACAATTTCCAAAACTATAAGCGGTATGGAATCCCGTCGAAGGCGCAGCTTGTGATTGCAGACATCCCGTACAACATCGGCGAGGATGCCTACGGTTCAAATCCGATGTGGTACAAGGGCGGCGACAATGCGAACGGCGAGAGCAAATTTGCGAAGAAGGCATTTTTCCGCACGGACAGCAATTTCAACATCGCAGAATACTTTCATTTCTGCTCTCGGCTTCTCAAGAAAGAGCCGAAGGAACGGAACCAAGCGCCGGCGATGATCGTGTTCTGCTCGTATCAGCAAATTCCGCTGGTCGTGGAGTATGGGAAGCGGCACGGATTCATGAAGTCATATCCGCTGTACTTCATCAAGAATTATTCGGCGCAGGTACTCAAGGCGAACATGCGCATTGTCGGAGCGACGGAGACGGCGATTGTGCTGTTTCGCGACAAGCTGCCGAAGTTCCGCAACGTGGATGCGGTGGGGAATAAGCGCATGGTGTTCAATCATTTCGAGTGGAAGCGCGACAGCACGAAAGTCTATCCGAAGATTCACCCGACGCAAAAGCCTGTGAATCTGCTCAAGCATCTCATCGGGATTTTTACGGACGAGGGCGACGTGGTAATCGATCCCGTCGCAGGGAGCGGCGCAACGCTTCGATCTTGCATGGAGCTTGGACGGACGTGCTATGGGTTTGAGATCGACAAGAACTTCTATCGGCAGGCAACGGAGAAGATGCTTGTTCTGCCGGACGCGACGCAGGGGAAGTTGTTTGCGATGTGATGGGGGGTGCAATGATGAAACATGGCGGCAAGAAAAACCGCAGGTTTCTGCGGCGGTTGAAAATGCGGCAGGCGGAGCGGCGACTGCTCGCGGCAGGCCGCGAGGTGATGCGCAGGAAGGGTGCGAGGCGAGAAAAACATTCCGAAATAGAATAAGGTTCCTTCTATATATTTAGTATACCGAAGCATATAAAAAGGTCATATAAAAAGCTCATATATAAAAGGGTTACGAGAAAGGGGGGAAGTACCCCTTTTTCGCCTTGATAAAGGAATTAAACTACCGACACAAAATCACCCGAGAGAGGCGGAAGAAGCGCATGGCATATCGCAGGTCGAGATGGGAATCGAAGGATGGGAGATTCCGAATCGAAAAGAAATATTATTCATATCGTGCCATGCCACTTCGTCCGGAGATCAAGGAGAAAAGGGCAAAACGTCAAAATGTGACGAAGGAGACGCAGGCGGCAGTGAATTGTCGTCTGCGTGCGGAGAAGTTATCCCGCCTTCTTGTGGATAACTTTCGCACGGGCGACTGGTATCTGACGTGCACGTATCGCGAGAAGCCGGATGCGGATGAGGTGCAGCGAGATTTTGAGAAGTTCAAGCGGAAGGTGCGCAGCATTTATAAAAAAGCAGGGGTAGAGGCGCGGTATATTTCGGTGTTAGAGAATCTGACGGGAGCAGGTCGTCCGCACGGGCATATTTTATTGCCTGCTCTCGATGCCAAGGATCTGGAAAAGGTGCAAGCGGCGTGGCCGCATGGAAGCGCAGCGGTAAAGCTCTATGGCGGGCATCTGGCGGATGCGGATCGCCTGGCGCGGTATTTCACCAAAGAAAAAGTGGTCGCACATGCAGGGCGTTTGCAGACGAGCCGCAATTTACTGCGCCGAGAGCCGAAGGTCGTGACGGTGACGCGGGCGGAGGCCTTTCAGACAGATTTTCAGCCGCCGAAGGGGTATCGCATCATCCAGGAGCTTTCGTACAGCACATATACGGCAGAGGGGTATCCTCTGACACTGGCTTGTTTTGAGCGAACGGAGGAGAGTCGATGCAAGAAAGCGAGGGGGCAGCGGAATGAAGCGGGAGATTTACATGCGCGTGGAGCAGATGCTGTATGTGGCGGCACGCGAAGAGCGAAGAAAAAAGCAATACGCTCCGGCGGGCGGGAAGAATCCGACGGCGCGGCAGGCTCTTCAAAACATGGATCGTCTCTCGTATGAGGGCAGATACAAAACCGAGCTTGAGGGCTGGGCGCGGGTGAGTGCTGAAGTGCGAAAGCTGCTTGGCGGCTCCGTCGCAGAGAAGGTCTATATCCGAAAGTTTTTCCGTCGGCAGGGGTATCACCGAATTTGCCGAGAGCTTTTCATCAGCAAAAACACATACTATGAGGCGGTGCGGCAGATTCGCGCCGTCGCGTTGGCGTGCGCCTGTCAGATGGGCTTGATGCGCGTGTTCTGATGCAAGCGGCGAAAAAAGCGGGCAAAAGATTAGAAAAACTTGCAAAAAAAAACAGCAAAAAACCCGAAACCCTTAGAGCGGCAAGGGTTTCGGGCGTTAGAAGATTCCGGGAAAAAATCCGCAAAAATCGTGGTATACTGAATAGAGTGAGGTCATGCGCTTGTTGCGTGTGGCTTTTTTCTTTTGCCCGAAAACGAATCCCAAAAACGCAAGAGAAAAAGAGCAGCGTCATTTGACACATAGAACTGTGGGAAAAGAGAAGCCTGAGAAAAGAGCCGCGAAGGCAGGCGGCAGAAGGGAAAGGGGATGTGCGGGGTGGCAAAGAGATTTTACAGATTCTTAAACTCGAAGCAAAAGAATGAATTCTTAAATATCTATATCGAGACGGGGACGATCGGGCGGGCGGCGAAAGCCTCGGGCATCACGCGGCAGACGCATTACAACTGGCTGAAAGAAGATGCGGCGTATAAGAAAGCGTTCGGCGAAGCGAAAGAGATGGCAGGCGACCTCTTGGAAGAAGAAGCATATCGGCGTGCGGTGGACGGTACGGAGATGGGCGTCTACTACAAGGGCAAGAAAGTGGACGCGTACCGCAAGATGAGTGATGCGCTGCTCATCCTGCTGCTCAAGGGAGCGAAGCCGGACGTATACGCCGAAAGGCAAGATACGAAAATCACGGGAGAAATCACGCTGAACGCAGCGCAGGCGTTGAAAGAAGCAAGGGAGCGAATCAAGAATGCAGCAGATCGTCCGGCAGGGAATGATTGATTTCCTTGCAGAACTCGCCTATGATCCGGTGGCGTTTGTCTACGGGGCGTTTCCTTGGGGAGAAGGCAAGCTCGAAGGAAGATCGCCGCAAGAGTGGCAGCTGGCGCTTCTTGCCGACATCCGCGACGGACTCAAGTCGCCGGGGAAAGTGATTCGAGAAGCCGTAGCATCCGGTCATGGGATAGGGAAGTCTGCTCTTGTCGCGTGGATCATCCTCTGGGCGATCTCGACGCATGAGGATACGCGCGGCATTATCACAGCCAACACGGACACGCAGCTCAAGAGCAAGACATGGGCGGAGCTATCGAAGTGGTATGAGTGCTTCCTCGCCAAAGAGATGTTCACCTACACGGCGACGGCGCTCTTTGCGAACGAACCGGGGCATGAAAAGACGTGGCGCATCGACGCGATCCCGTGGAACGAAAGCCATTCGGAATCCTTTGCCGGACTGCACAATCAAGGGAATCGCATCCTGCTCGTCTTTGACGAAGCGTCGGCGATCGCCAACGTGATCTGGGAAGTCGCCGAAGGTGCCATGACGGATGCAGATACAGAGATCATCTGGTGTGCGTTCGGCAACCCGACGCGAACGAGCGGGCGCTTCTACGACTGCTTTCATCGCGACCGTGCGCTTTGGTGCACGCGGCAGATCGACAGCCGCGATGTAGCGATCAGCAACAAAGAACTGATCGCCGAGTGGGCAGAAACGCGCGGCGAAGACAGCGACTTCTTCAAGGTGCGCGTCAAGGGCGAATTCCCCTCGGCATCCGAACTGCAGTTCATCTCTGCCGCGATCATCGAGCAGGCGACAAAGCGTCTCATCCAGCCCCATGAATTCGACTTCGCGCCGGTGATCTTGGGCGTAGATCCTGCATGGACGGGAGAAGATACGCTAGAAATCTTCCTGCGTCAAGGCTCGATGTGCAAGGCGCTCCTGACCTGCGAGAAAAATGACGACGACGTGCACATGGCCGAACGCATCGCCTACCTAGAGGACAAATATCGCGCCGTCGCCGTGAACATCGATCAAGGGTACGGCACCGGCATCTACTCCGTCGGGCGCAATATGGGCAGGACATGGAACCTCGTATCCTTTGCGGCAAAGCCGCGAAACCCCTACTACGCGAACAAACGCGCGGAAATGTGGGCAGAGATGAAAGAGTGGCTAAAGACCGTCGGCGCCCTGCCGGACGATTCCGCTCTGCGAGACGACCTCAAAGGCCCCGAAGCATTCATGAACCGCAGCGGCAAACTGCAGCTAGAGAGCAAAGAAGATATGAAAAAGCGCGGGCTTGCCTCGCCAAACAAGGCAGACGCACTGGCACTGACCTTTGCCTATCCCGTGCGGGCTTCCCCTGCGGGGGCGCGTGCATCCATGTGCAACACGGACTACGATCCGTTTTGAACCAATCGAACGATTCAAACAGCGAAACGCAAGAAAGGGGGTGAGCATCATGTGCAGCGGAGGCGGAGGCGGAGGCAGTCATTATACGCCGCCGAAGGTGGATCCTGCGCCGACGACGGTGCAGCCGACGGATCTCGGCTCGAAAGACACGTCGTCGGGGCAAAAGAGAAGGCGCGGTCGCGCATCGACGAACCTTTCCGGCGACCGTGATACCATTCTCGGAACGATTGCTGGAAGCGGCGGGCGCACGACGCTCGGATAAGGAGAAGTCATGGAAAAAGAGAGAACGCAAGGGGCGCGTCTGCCGCCCCTGATTCGCGCAAGCGATCTGGCGGCGCGGCTTAGCGTTGACAGAAAGCGGATCGAGCGAACCGTAGCGCAGCTGATCGAAAAGCGCCATACCTACGAAACGCGCTGGAAAGAGATCCGCGCCTATCAACTGCCGTATGTCGGCGCATTTGACGGCACAGACGACGAGACGAACGCCGGACGCAGGAAAGATACAAACGTCTGGCACAACTGCGCGTGGGACAGCAACCAAGTGTTTGCGGCAGGCGTGATGGGCGGCCTTACGCCGCCGTCGCGGAAATGGTTTCGACTGGACTTTGCCGATACGGAACTCAAAGACAACTCCGATCTCGGGAAAATCCTCGACGAACGCATCGACATCTTGGCGGACGTCTTGGAAAAGAGCAATTTCTATACGGCGGTACACAGCTGCTATTTGGAACTTGCCTTCGGGCAAGCGCCGCTCGGCATCTTTCCCGACCGCCAATACGGCGTGCACTTCGTACCGTACCCCATCGGCAGCTATGCGATGGAAAACGGCCCCGACGGAAGCGTGCAGACATTCTGCCGCAAGCTCAAGATGAGCGCCGTGCAGATGGCGGACAAATTCGGCGAAGAAAACCTGCCGGAGAACATCCGCGCAGAAATCGCCAAAGGCCCCGCCTTAAAAGCGCAGCATACGGTCGTCTGGTACGTCGCGCCAAATCGCAACTACGATCCGCAGAAACTCGGCAGCTTCCATCTGCCGTATCTGTCGGTGTACTACGTCGAAGGGAGCGCAGAAGGCGACTTCCTGCACGTGGGCGGCTTTCATGAATGGCCGGTGCCGGTGGCGCGGTACCTCATCATGGGAAACGAAAGCTACGGCAAAGGCCCCGGCTGGTTCGCCGAAGGCGACGCGAAAGTGCTGCATCTCTTGGAAAAAGACAAATTGACGATGGTCGAACTCTCCGTAAAGCCGGCGTTCGCCGTCGATGCAAATCTGGCGGCGAAGGGGATCAACCTCGTGCCGGGCGGCAAGACATTCGTCGAACAAAGGGACGCTGTAACACCGCTCTTCCAAGTGCAGGGCAACCTCGATCATCTGCTGCAAGTCGTCGCCGACGCGACGGAAAGAATCAAACGCGCGTACAGCGCAGACCTCTTCATGATGCTCGACAGTCAGGAAAAATCCATGACGGCGCGCGAAGTCCTGGAACGCACGCAGGAGAAAATGAACATCCTAGGCCCCGTCGTGCAGCGGATGCAGTTTGAATTCTTGGGGCGCATCATCGAGCGCGTCTACAACATCCTCGACCGGGCACGCATGTTCCCCGAGCCGGAAGACGAAGAAACGCAAGAGCTTCTTCGGAACCAAGAGCTGAAGATCGAGTACATCTCACCCTTGGCGCAGGCGCAGAAGATGAGCGGCCTCGTGAACATCGAACAGGCTGTCGCATTTGTGGCGCAGATCGCGCAGTTCAATCAAGCCGCGCTCGACAAAGTCGACTGGAATGAAACGATCAACCGCTACTTCGATATGCTCGGCGCCCCGGCGGCAATGAAGCGCACGGACGACGAGTATCTGGCGATCCAGCAGAAAAAAGAAGAAGAGATGCAGAAAATGCAGCAAATGCAGCAGGCGGCGCAAATCGCTGAGATCGCGGCACCCGCCGCGCAGGCGGCGAAGAACGCCACAGAAGCGGCGAAAGACGGCAACCCCGCAATAGAGCAGCTGCTCAGCATGGGCATGTTGGGATAAGGAGAAGATGCCATGAACGAAGACGTCAGCGCAGCAGATAAAATGCGGCGCATCGCAGATGAGAAAGTGGCGGCGAAAGATCGCGCGGCGCTCCTGCATCTCTTGGACGCGGCGGAAGGGCGATGGTTCCTCATGCGGCTCTTTGAACGCTGCCACTTGGTCAAGAGCACGAGCTTTCTGACGAGCGACCTCAACGATCTGCTCGTCAAAGAAGGCGAGCGGCGCGTGGGGATGTATATCAAAAGCATCCTCACGCAGAATGCCGCTTTACTTGCCGCCAAGCAGAAAGCGGAAACGGAATACCATGCGTTTATGCAGGAGATGCAGTCGCTCATTCGGGCGGCGGAACAAAACGAGGAGGAATCTGTATGACAAAAGAGCAAGACTTTGCCTTTGACCTGCAGCTGTTTGCCGGCGGGGACGCAGGGGCAGACGCAGGCGCGGGAGAAGCAGGCGGTGCAGGAGCAGCAGGCGGCACAGGCGCGGCGGGCGGTGCAGGGGCAGACGCGGGCGGCGCAGGCGCGGCAGGCGGCGCAGGAGCAGCAGGCGGCGCAGGAGCAGCAGGCGGCGCAGGCGCGGCGGGCGGCACGATCTTAGGCGGCGCGGGGGAAGGGGAGAATCCTGCTGCCGCCGTGCCCGACGCCTACGACTTCAAGAGCATCGTGCCCGACGGTATGGACTATGACGAAGCGTCCGCCGCTGCATTCGGCGAAGTCGCGAAAAAAGCGGGGCTTTCGCAAGAGCAGGCAAGTACGATCGCCGCCTACGGGATGCAGTATATGCAGCAGGGCGTCGACGCCGCCATGCAGGCGATTCATGAGACAAGGAGCGCCTGGGCAGAAGAAGCGCGAACCGCTTTGGGCGGCGACTTCGAGGCACAGGTGGCGAAAGCCGCTGCCGGACGCGACGCGCTCTCGGCGAAGATTCCGGGGCTGGTCGATATGCTCAACGAAACGGGGGCGGGCAACCGCATCGAAATGATTCGCCTGATGGCGGCGGTCTCGGAGCTTGTCGGGGAGGACGGCGGCGCGAATGGCGCGACGGGCGCGGAGAAGTCGATTTATCCGAATACGGATTTTCGCAGGTATAGCTAAGGAGGAACAGAGTTATGGCAACACTCGGAACACAGGCGCTGACGCTTTCGGATCTCAGAAAGCGTCTGGCACCGGACGGGAGCGTGGACTTCATCATCGAGGCTCTTTTGAGCTCGAATCCGATCATGGACGACATCACATGGAAGATGGGCAACCTGCCGACGGGCAACCGCACGACGATTCGCACGTCGATGCCGAAGCCCTCGGTGCGCCGCATCAATCGCGGCGTGACGCGCCACAAGTCGACGACGATGCAGGTGCAGGACACCTGCATTATCCTGGAAGATCGCTCGTGCGTGGACATCGAAGAAATCGCGCTTGCGCCGAACGGCGAGCAGTTCCGAAGGAGCGAGGACGCTGCCTTTGTCGGCGGCTTTTCGGATGCGATCGCGGCGAACATCTTCTACGGCAACGCAGACGACGACCTCGACACCTTCAACGGGCTTTCCATGCGCTATCCCATCATCGGCGGCGAGAAGAACACGCCGGGCTATCAGGTGATCGAGGGCATGACGGCGAACGCGGGTGCAAAGAACACGTCGGCGTTTCTCGTCGGCTGGGGCACGCACGCGACGAGCGGCATCTACCCGAAAAACTCGCAGGCGGGACTCAAGCAGCGCGACCTCGGCGAACAGACCGTGCAGGACAAGGACGGCAACGAGTATCAGGCGCTCGTGAGCCTCTTCACATGGAAGGCGGGGCTTGCCGTCGGCGACATTCGCGCCAATGCCGCCGTAAGGAACATTGACGCCGACAAGATCGCAGGGGATATGACGAGTGACGGCAAGCGCAAACTCATCGAAAAATTCGTACTTGCGAAGAACCGCATCCGCAACCTGCAGTCGCGCGAAAAGAAAGTCGTGATGTACGTCTCCGAATCGCTCTACAACTGGTTCGAAATCTATCTCTTGGACAAGAACAATGTCCATGTGACGCGCCAAGAACTGGCGGCGGACGTACCGCGCCTCTTCTTCGGCGGCATCGAGATCAAAAAGTGCGACGCCATCTCCGACGAAGAGACGGCGCTCAAGAAAGCATAGGAAGGGGGAAACACCATGATCTTAGACGGAGAAAACCTGTTTTTTGACGGCAAGGCTCTTTCGGCAGCGACGATCGAATCCGACGTGCTCGCCGTCGGCGCGGGCGAGGCGGGCGATCCCGTCATCCTCGTCGTGCGCGTCAAGGACGCAGGAACGGGGACGCTCAAAACCGTGCTCGAAACGTCGGCGACAGCGGACTTTAGCGCAGCGAAAACGCTTGGCACGTTTGACGCCGTGCCGCTCTCGGTGCATCTGCCGCGCGGCAATCAGGGCTTCTTGCGCCTCAAGGCGACGAGCACCTATACGAAGGGCAAGATCACGGCAGGCCTTGTCCTAGACGACAACATCAACTGCTGACCGCCGGAAAAAGGCGCAGAGGGGAAACCTTCTGCCCTTGCCCAAGCGCCATACGCCTGTGACGCTTGGGCAAGGGGGAATCAGAAATGAATGTGACAGAAATCTGCAATCTGGCGCTTTCGTACATCGGCAAAGGGCGCATCAACAGCTTGGACGACGACTCGGAAGAAGCGAAGAAGTGCCGCGTGCACTACGATCACGAGCGCCGCCGTGCACTCTTATTGTACCCGTGGGGCTTTGCCAAGCGCATCGAAAAGCTCGCGCTTCTTGACCGCACGGTGCCGGGGTGGGCGTACGCTTACGGCTACCCTACGGAAAGCGTCCTCGTGCAGTACGTCTTTGACGAAGCGGGGGCGCGGAAGAAAGAAGAAGAACGCGCAGAGTATGAGATCGTAACGCTCGGACAAGGACTGCGCGTGATCGCAACCGACGTCGCGCTCGCCTACGGCGAGTATATCGCAGACGTCAAAGACACGAGCTTTTTCAGCGAGACCTTCATCGAAGCGCTCTCGCACTTTCTCGCTTCATCCATCGCGATGGGCATCACGGGAAGCGCCAATATCGCAGCGCAGCAGATGCAGCTCGCACAAGGCGCGATCGAACAGGCGAAATACCACGCCGCTATCGAGCGCGAGCGCACGACGAAATATCCCGAGAAGTATCAAAACGCACGCTTTTCATAAAGGGGGAGCAACATGGTGCAGCCCAATCCGTACTACGCCATACAGCCTGCCTTCACGGCGGGCGAAGTGTCCGAAGAAGTCGCCTCGCGCGTTGACCTCGACAAATATCAGCTCGCGCTCCTGCAGGCGGAAAATGCGATCATCCGCCCCTACGGTCCCGTCTACAAGCGTCCCGGCAGCATCTATTGCGGAGAAATCAAATACGGCGGCAAAGACGTGCTGCTTTACCGCTTCGAATACGACGTAGCGCTCGCGTATCTCTTGGAGATCGGCGAACGCTACATCCGTATATGGAAAGACGGCAAACCGCTGCACGCCAAGGGGTGGCGCATCGACCTCGAAACGCCGTACAAAGAGCGCGACCTCAAAAACCTGCGCTTCGTGCAGTCGGTCGACGTGCTCTATATCTGCTCGGGAAGATTCCCCGTGAAGAAACTCGCACGCTACGCCGAAGAAGACTGGCGACTCTCGGATGTGGCATGGACGCGCCCGGCGTATGGCGACATCAACCTTGACGAAGAGGCGACGATTCAGCCGTCGGGACGCACCGGAGACATCCGTCTGACGGCGGCAAAAGACATCTTCACACCCGAGCGCGTCGGCGACACGATGAAAATCGAGCAGTACGTCAACGGCGAGACAGTGAGCTTGCAGGCGACGGGCAATGCAGAAAGCCGCGCCCTCGTCATCGGCAAGACATGGAAGATCATTACGCATGGCACATGGTCGGGCAAAGTGATCGTGCAGCACTCGAAAGACGACGGCGCCTCATGGGTCGACCTTCGCACCTATACATCGACGGACGATTACAACCCGACGGAAAGCGGCGACGTCGATGAATACAGCCTCTTGCGCATCCGCGCAGAAATCACGAAAGGGACATGCCATATCGACCTCTCATCCTATCCCTACCGCCACGAGGGATATGTGACCATCAAAGACGTTGCAGACGGTCGAAATGCTCATGCACATGTAGACAAGATTCTCGGCGGGATTGAAGCGACTGCAGATTGGTACTGGGCGGCATGGAGCGAAACGAACGGCTATCCGCGCTCGGCGGCGTTCTTCCAGGACCGGCTCTGCTTCGGCGGCTGCAGGCGCTATCCGCAAAGGCTATGGATGAGCCGAAGCGGCGACTATGAGAACTTCTCCGTGGACAAAGAAGCCGGCACGGTCACGGACGACAGTGCGGTGACGGCAGACCTCATGTCCAGGCAGGCGTACAGCATCAATCACATGGATGTCGGCAACGACCTCGTGATCTTCACGGACGGCAACACCTGGACGATCGCGGGCGCGGAAACCGTCAAGCCGACGAACATCACGCCGAAGAATCAAGAAAACTACGGTGCGAGCGGCATCCCGCCCCTGCGCATCGGCAACCGCATCATCTATGTGCAAAGGCGCGGCTCGGTCATCCGCGATACGGGGTATTCGTATGAAAGCGACGGCTACAACGGCACAGACCTCACGCTTTTGGCAAAACATCTGGTACGCGGACGCGAAATCGTCGGCGGCGCCTATGCGCAGGAACCGGACAGCCTCTTGTACTTCGTGACGGGCGACGGCGAAATGCTCTGCCTGACGTATGTGATCGAGCAGAAAGTCTTCGCATGGAGCCACTTCGTCACCGACGGCAAATACAAGGCGGTATGCGCGGTCAACTCGGGCAGTGCGGACAAGGTCTATGTCATCGTCGAGCGAAAGATTGGCGGGCGCGTCGTGCAGTTCCTCGAATACTTCGCGCCGATGCCGCCGAGCAAAAAGCAGCAGGACTACATCATGATGGATGCGGCGCTCACCGATGTGCGCGATGGGGCGACGAAGGAAATTCCGGGAAAAGACGTGCTTTTAGGAAAAGAAGTCGTGATCTTGGCCGACGGCTACTTCTACGAAAAAACGACGCTCCAAGAAACGAGCGTACTGCCGGAAGCGGCGCGGCGCGTGATGGTCGGACTGCCCTACAAGATGGTCGTCGAGCAGCCGAACTGGGATGCAGGAATGACGGATTCGGGCACGATGCAGGGACGGCCAAAGACGATCTCAACGGCGATCCTCAGGCTCACCCATTCGTTCGGCGGGGCGATCGGCAAAGACGCAGCGCTGCAAAACAAGATCATCTACGACGACGAGCGCATGGAACTCGGCGAGGATGTGCTCTATACGGGCGACAAACAGATCACGCTGCCGGCGGGCGGTTGGGACACGAAGGGGCGTACGCTCATCACGCACGATACGCCCTATCCGTTCAGCCTGTCGGCGATCATACGGGAGGTAACAGTCGGTGGCTAAGAGATATACCATACAAAAAATCACGCAGAAAAAGAAGAAAGCAGCACTCGTCAAGGAACTCTTCCGAGAGCTTCGCGCGGTGGACAGACGAGAGCTTCAGGCAGGCGTCAAGGAAATGAAAGCACTTGCCGTCGAATGTGCGGCGCTTAACATGTCGGGAACAAAAGAACTGTCGGCGTGGGCAAAGCGAGGGGCATCCATCGAAAACGAGATCCATGACTCCGTCTTCCTTGCAGAAGAATGTTTCGCCGCCTATGAGGGCACGGGGCTTGTTGCGACATGGGGGTATCGGGCGGTCGAAGGACACGAAGGGCGGCTCGTATGGTGCCTCGGCACGGAGCGCGTGGCGAAGAACCGCTATGCGTTCGCCGTAGAATCAAGGCGCATCCTAAACGATTGGAAGGAGCGCTTCGGCGTGCTCTACAACGCCGTCGGGGCGTTCAACAAGGACGCGCTGCATTGGCTCGGCTTCTGCGGCGCATCGTTTCACGAAGAAATCATGCTTGGCGGCGAGCGGTTCATCCCGTTCACGTTGGAGAGGGGGCAATAATATGTGCGGATGGGTGGCAGGGCTGACGGCTCTGGCAGGACTCTTTCAATACCGGGCGCAGCAAGCGCAGGCGGACGCGCAGGCGTCGATGTATCGCGCACAGGCAGATGCGGCGACGCAGAATGCACGCATCGAAAACCGAAAGCAAGAGCAGATCGCGGATAACTATGCACAGCAGCAAGAAGCGCTCCGCTCGCGCCGCCGCCTCGCCGAAGGCGCACAGCGGGCAGAGACGGGCGCGGCGGGGCTGAACTTCGCCGGCTCCTCGATGGACATTCTCTCATCGGGCGCTGACGCATACCAAAAAGACGCGCAGAACCTTCTCATGAACCAACGAAACGACAACTACGGCTCGCGCGTCACCGAGAGCAACTACATCAATCAGGCGAACCAAGCGAACGCCGCCGCCGGCAACGTCAAAAGGCAGGCACGCATGGCGGGCTTTGCGACGCTTCTCGGGACGGCGGCAAGCGTCTACGGGGCGGCGCAGCCGTGGAAATCGGCGAGATCCTCTCCTATGCCGCAGACGGCGAGTAGAGCGGCAAATCCCTCGCTCAACTACACGTTCGGCGAAAAATTCTTCAGCAGTTTTCCGAAGCGCTCCATGCCGAGCCTGCTGAACAAGGAGAATCCAAACCCTCGTTGGAGGTGGTAGAAGATGAAGTTCACGACCTATCAGCAAGCGGTCGAGCCGAACGTCATGAAGCCGCCTGCCGTAAGGAGAACGGGCGACGTCAATGCCTACGGCGCAGGCGGCGAAGGCTACGGCAAGATGGCAGCGGCCTTGGGACAGGTCAACAAGGTGCTCGCCCAAGAGCAGGAAGATCGCGATACCGCCGATGTCATGAAAGCACGCAATGAAATCATGACGAGCCTCACCGAGCAGCTCTATGGGGAAAACGGGCTTTTCGTAACAGGCGTCGGAGAAAACGCCAAGGGACTCATCGAGCGCACGACGGCGGCGATTCACAAGACCTACGACGAAATCAGCAAAAACTACAATGGCCGTGTACGCTTCGCACTCCAAGGCAACCTCAACGAGAACATGTCGAACTTCCAACGCATCGCGGCATCCAAAGAAATGGCGGAACAAAAAGCGGTGGAAAAAGCGACCTTTGACGCAAACCTCAGCACGAACGCACAGCAAGCGGCTCTGACGTGGAACGTCAACGGTGCACCGACGATGTACGTCCAAAACGGCGATACGCTGCTCCTTGCCTACGCCAAGAAAGAAGGCTGGTCGGGGGCGCAGCTCGGCAAAGAGCGTCAAAGTATGGTGACAAACATCGCGGCGGCAGCGGCAGGCGCGGCGGTCGAAAGCGAGGACTATGCGCGTGCCGATGAGATACTGAGCCGCTTCCGCAATGAAATGGAGCAAGACACCTACTGGAAAATCGCCCGCATCGTCAAGAAAAAGCAGGATGCCAAGGACATGGACAGGGAAGTGACGCGCATCTTGGGCGATGGGGGCGTATGGGACGGCAAGACCTTTAACCTCGCAAGAGCGCGTGAACTGGTCGATGAAGTCTACGGCGAAGGCGCGACAAAAGAAGCGGGCGGCGCGTCGGCGGCAGCGGTCGATCAAGGCTTCTCTGCCATCCTCGGAAAAGAGATGGACAACGGGCGCAAGGGCTGTGTCGAAGCGTATCTCAAAGGAACAAAGAACATGAGCAGCTTTTGTGCGCGAGAGGCGGCGAACGGTGTACTCAATGTGCCGCAGCTCCTTCGAGATGCGAGAAGCGATGAAAGCGTCGTCGTCGAGCGCTATACGCCCGATATGGAGCTGCCTGCAGGGGCGGCGATCATCTATTATCACGACGAAGATGATGCAGAGAACGCGGAAAACGCCGAACACGTCGTAGCATCCGACGGCAGAGGCGGCATCTACGGCAATAGCTCAAGCGCAAAGGACTACACGGACGAGGATGGCAACTACATTCGCGGCAGAGGCGAGGTCACGCACGGCGAGAGCATAGAGATCGGCGGCGGTCTTCGCCCGACATGGATCATTCGTCCAAAAGACGGCGGACGCATCAGCGCCTACGATCCCGAAAAGCGCGAGCGCCTGATGTCCTTACTGGAAGCAAGAGGCAAAGATATGGAAGCGGCGTATAAAAAGCAGCGCGGCGAATATCTGGACAGCGTGGGTAAAGCGATGCAGGGGGCGGGCAGCTACAGCGAGGCGCTTTCGATCCTAAACGCGCAAGACCTCGATATGGATGAGATCAACCACTTGAAAGGGCAAGCAGCGGCGTTCTACGGCGTGAATCGTGAAACGGGCAGAGCGAAGGGTACAGGCGGCGGCAAAGGCTACAATGCCGGCAAAGCCTATAATGCCGGCAAAGACGTTGAGCTTATGCAGAAGATGAGCGCAAGATTGCAGCTCGGAGAGAAAATGACGACAGATCAATTCATCGCTTATCAGAATGCGGCGCGTCGCTTGGATGACGCAGGATGGCTCGGCGAGGAATTTGAATCGCTGCAAAACAATCGGGCGGTGTGGTCGGCGATCACCGACGATATGGAAGATCCGAAAGGCGGCTGGAAGAAGGCGTTTGAGAAGCTGGTCGCCAACGGACTGGATCCGCTCCTGGCAACGGCGCTGATCGCCAAGAGCGATGTCTTGAGCCTGCCGTATTACTTCCCGGAAGACGACGATGTGGAAGAAGCAGATGAAGGAGAAGCATGATGGCATTTGACCTTGACGGATATTTGAAAGATGCAGAAGTGCGCCGAGAAGAGCGGCAGGCAGCAGAAGAAGCCAAGGCACGGCAAGAAGCCGAAGAGGCGAAGCCCTGGTATGAAAAGCTCTGGGGCGCGGCATCCGACTTCGGCGGCGATCTGGTCGATACGATGAAAGAGCGCGGCGAAACATTCGCCGATGCCTACGGCAGATATATCGGTGCGGAGCTTGATGCCATTGCGCGTGCGAACGAAACGGGAGACTACAGCGGCAAGTACGCCGATACACCCGAACTGCGGGCAAGCTCGGTCGATACGCTTACCAGCGGAATTGACCTCGCGACAACCCCTGTCCGCGTGACGGCGTATCATGTGACTGCGCCGCTCCGAGAGCGCGTCGGGGCGTTCCTCGAACAAGAAGCGAACGAAGGCAGCGAATTCGCACAAGACCTGCGCAGCACAGAGGCGTTCGTCAACTACTTCATGACACCCGAAGAAAAGCTCAAGAAAGCGCGGGAGATCGAGGCGAATACAGGTATCTCGGCGGACTCCTTCCTGGACGATGACATCGCCTACAAAGAAGCGCTCAAGATCAACGACTTCACGAATAAAAGAAAAGCGGCAATGCAGGAAAACTTCTCGATGGAGGCGGTCTGGCAGGAGTTTCCGGAGCTTCGTGAGGTGGCGAAGATGCGTCCGCGCGATGCGGCGCTCGCGCTCCATGACATCGAGTCCGTGCGGCAGACGCATGGCATCGTCGAGGCGTTCACGCACTTTCTTGCCGTGGGCGAAAAGCAGCTGGAGCTTGATAACATCGGCGCAAAAATCATGATGGGTACGGCGGACGAGAACGATCATGCACGCGCCGCCGAACTCAAAAAGATGCTCGAAGAGGACAAGAAAAAGAATCTGCCGTCGTTCTTCGACGATCCGCTCTCTGCCATGGCGGGCGGCGTGGCATCGTCTGCACCGGAGATGCTCGACAGCATCCGAGAAGGCGGCGCATGGGCTTGGGCAGGGATGATCGCATCGGGAGCCGCCGGCACGGCGGTCGAGCCGGGCGGCGGTACGGCAGTCCTCGGAGCGGCGGGCGGCCTCGGCGGCTTCCTGCGCGGCTTTGCCGGAGCGGTGGCGCGGCGCAGTATCGCGGCGCGAGGGGGGACGCGCCGCCATTCGCACGATGTTCGGCGCGGCAGCGCGGCGTGAGGCAGGACGCACGGCACTTCGCGACGCATCCCTTTGGGGCTTGAAGGGCGGTACGTTCTACGGCATGGCAAAGCCGGAAGCGGGGCGGCGCTTCCTCGAATACAGCGAAATGACCGACACGGACGGCAACCCCCTCATGACGGAGGACGAAAAAAGAAACCGTGCGGCGCTCGGCGGCGCTCTCAATGCCGGCATCGAACTCTGGAACGCCGGAATGTTCCTAAAGCCCTTGACGCGCTTTGCGGGAAAAGCGGGCGCACAAGGCATCGAAAAAGCGGCGATCGAAGGCATCGTCAACCGCGCGAAATACGATCTCGGCAAGCGCGAATCGGTCGCTGTCTTTGCCAAAGATCAAGTCAAAGACGTCTTGAAGATCGCGGCGACGGAAACGGCGGAAGAAAGCGCACAATCCGTCTCCGACGACCTCATCCATAACTACATCGTCGCCTCTGCCGACGGACGTGCAGCAGAATCGTACTACAGCTTCGCCGACATCACGGCGCACGCCGCTGTTGCAGGGGCAGAAGCTGTCCCTGCGGCGCTCGGCTTCGGTCTTGCGGGCGGCTCTCTCCATCTGCCGGGCGGCGCTATACGGCACGCGCATCGACTCTCGTCGGAAAAGGTGCAGGAAGACAGTGCCGTACAAACAACGGTAACGGGAACCATCATGCTCGGACGACTCCAACAAGTCGCCTCGTCCGCCAAGCTCAAAGAGACAGCGCCCGACGTGCAGCGAAAGCTCATCCGTGCCCAGGTGCGCGGCACGGGCTTTGAAAACGTCTATATCGACGCGGCCGCCGCCTTGGAAAAAGAAAGCGGCCTTGCCGACCTCAAAGCGGTGGCAAAAGCCGCAGAGCTTTCGGATGCAGCCGTCGAAAACGCCGTCCAACATGGCGGCTATCTCTTCGTCCCCATCGAAAAGTATGCGCAGTCGGATGCGTCGCCTGCGCTCCTGGAAGCCGTCTCCTTCGCACCGGAAGCGGACTCTTTGGCACGCATAAAAAAGAACGCAAAAGACTTGAGCGACGCGGTAGAAGAAGCGCAGAAAAAAGCCGTCAAGACGCGCATCGACATCTCGCAGACGATCGCGCATGAATGGTTTCCGGAAGCGCCCCAACACGCAAGCGAAGAAGTCAAGGCGCGTCGAAAAGCAGAATATGAAGCGGCGATGTCTGCGATCACGATGAACCCGACGAATCCCAAACAAGGATGGCGTCTGCTTCATGGCGGCTTCATCGCGGAGCGGGCGGCTCTCCTGCAGCCGGCGACAGAAGTCCTCGAACGCGATGTGAAGAACGGCAGTGCCGCTTGGGTCGAGGACTTCAAAAAAGAGCACGGCCACGCGCCGACGCAGGAAGACATGCTGACGCTCGCCTACCGTCTCATGGTCGGCGATGCCGCAGCCCCGAAGGTCGAAGGCTGGCAGACGCTCACGCAAGAAGAGATGGACAGCGCGAAAGGGCAGCTCGACGCGCTGAACGACCGCATCCGGACGATGGAAGACATCGAAAGCCGCATGAAAGAAGTCGACGGCAGTGAAATCCGCATGGCATCGGGGCTGTCTCCCGAAGCGTACAGCGTCTATCGTCAGCTCATGGCAAGTCTCAAAGCGATCGGCGGCGTACAGTCGAAGGCAGCGCGCTTAAACGCGCTTCTTTTCGCACGCCATGCCGACCAATATGCACGCGTCCTGCGGGAGAAGAAGTGGGAGAAGGACTATACGGCGCTCGACTACTATCGTGATACGTTTGCCGTAGAGCATGGAGAAAGAGCGCAGGCGGGCGGCTTTACACAGGCGGCAATGCAGCGAAGCAAAGCGGAAACCTTGGAAGATTTCAGCAGACGGATGCGCACACCGGAAGCGGAGAGCGGCAGTCGGAATAAGAAGTTCTTGCGTATCATTTCCTCAAGTGGTACAGCGGTTGATGTCGCACAAGATGATATGCTTCATATACACCATCGGCATCCGGAAATGACGGATGCGGACTTTGCGCTTATTCAAGAAAATATGGAGAATTTCTCGCGCGTTCATTTGGATATGACGGGAAAAGGAGATTATGGCGGAAAGACGATTTTATGCAAAATAAAAACGCCGCGCGGGGCTGCGGGCGTTGCTTATGAGCTGCTTCCTACGGGGCGAATTTTTCTCAAAACGGCGTTTTTTGATAAGGAAAGCAGTATAGACAGCTGGATCCGTAAGAATGGCACGAGCAAGGATCTCATGGCTTCGGAAACAGAAAAAAGAGGCGATGCCGCGTCCATGCTTACAGGTCACCCCAGCCGAACGGATCAATCCGTCGGCAGCCTAACGCCTTCGGTCATTCAACCTCTTTCACTGCCTATGATACAGGAGAGGTTGGGGATTGTCAATCAAGCGACGCGGTTTCAGCAGCGTGCATGGCATAGCTCTCCGTATGATTTTTCTGCGTTTGATTTAGGGAACGCCGGAACGGGTGTCGGGCAGATGGCGCATGGATGGGGCGTGCATTGTGCAGCAGACAGAAAGACCTCGGAGGTCTATCGAGGAGATGACGGCAGAACATACGAGGTGGAGATTCCCGAGGATGATGTGCTGCTGGATGAACAAAAATCTTATGATGAGCAGCCGCAAAAGGTGCGTAAGGCGTTGGATAAGCTGGTTCGCGGTCTTACGATGGAGCAGCTTGAGAATTGGAACGATGTGCGCCGTTTAGGAAAAGCTGCCGTCACAGCGGAGATCAAAGAGGCTTTGTCTGAATCCGACGGAATGAATATCTATGGAACGATCAGCGATTTGGTGGACGGTCAGGAAGAGGCGTCGAAACTTCTGAATCAATATGGGGTGAAGGGCATTGTCTATGACGACAGACAAGGCGGGCGCGGCTTTGTCGTGTTCGATGATCGGGCGATCTCTATTGTCGAGAAGTTCTATCAGGAAAAGAATGAGAATGCACTCGCGGAGCAGAAGGAGGCTGTCCGCAGGCAGTATGAGGGAACGGCGCTCTGGATGAAAGCGCCGAACGGCGTGCAGACGAATCTCACGGAAGAACAGTGGCTCACCGTGCGCACGCCTGCGTTCAAAGCGTGGTTTGGCGACTGGGAGCAAGTGGCACGTTTCACGCTTCCGAGCCATGCTGAGAGTCTGGAGGAGGCTGCTGCAGCGGCAAGGTCGATGGTCGGTAAGCGTCTGACAAATGATGTGCTTCGCATTGAGGCGGTTTTGTCTAACAAGAATGTCGGAAAGATGGTGAGCGAATCTGCAACAAGGAAGTCGGTGGACGCACGAGTTCACGCGCTGGCGGTGGCAAATGTCGACCATCTGTTTTCTCGTGCGATTGCTGAATACACGCATAAGGATCGGAATAATGACAAGAACATCAAGCAGATTCATCGGATGTTTGCGCCTTTTGTTGTCGGGAATGAGGTTTTTGTTGCGAAGTTGACGGTCAAGGAGCTTGCACAGGAAAAAGAGGGGAATCGGCTATATTCGGTAGAAGCTCTGGAAATAAAAGAGGCTTCCCGGAAATGGAATGCCGCATACAACGCCACAGATGGCGTGCTGACTTCATTCCCACAGGAAACCTTTGACACCATTATAGCAAACTTTTTGCAAGATGACAATAAAGACGCTGATCTCTCTACAAATCCTGATCCCAAATCAGGGGGAGAGAAATCAACGTCTTTCGTTAAATATAGTATAACACAATGGTGGAACGATGTCAATTCGCTAGAGATGGCAGGCGACGTGGACGAAAACGGCGAGCCGCTGGCTTCTTCTCTTGCACAGAATTTCAGCCAAGAGGAGAAGCGCACTTCACAGGGCGAGATCGCGATGCAGCCGGACGGCAAGCGGCTCATTCGCTTGTTCCGTACGGCAGACGAATCGACGTTTCTTCATGAGATGGGGCATCTCTTCCTCATGGATTTGGATGTGCTCGCGAAGATCGACGATGTGTCGGCGAAAGACCTGGCGACGGTCAACGAATGGGCGGCGTGGAAAGAGGGCGCGGCGAAGGAGTATGCAGATACGGACTGGGCGGATGAGTTCCGCGATCATGAGGCGGCGATTCTCGCGGCTCTTGCGTCGGGCGATGCCCTTCGCATAGCACGCGCCAAAGAGGTCTGGCGGCATGAGCGGTTCGCACGCGGCTTCGAGCTTTACCTGCGCGAAGGGAAAGCGCCGTCCGTGGGGCTTCGCGGTGTGTTCCGCAAGTTCCGAATGTTCCTTAGAAAAGTCTATTCCTTCGTTCAATCGCTCGGCGGGCGGCCTTCTCTTGCGGTAGAGGCCGTGATGGCACGCATGATCGCTGCAGAAGAGGAAATTCAAGCGGCGCTCCTCGATGAGCGTTATCGTCCGGTGGAAAAGCTCGGCGGCGAAGAGACGCTCCGCGATCTCATGGGCGAGGATATGGAAAAGCTCTATGCGAAATGGGTGCAGGAAGCGCAGGAAGAGGCCGAAGACCTTTTGCGGGCGCAGGTGATGAAAGACCTCAAGCGCGAGGCGCGTGAAGCGTACGAAGAAGAGGTCGCAAAAGAGCGCGAGAAAAAGCGTGCGGCATTGGAAAAAGAGCCGGTCTATCTCGCGGAGGCGGCGCTCGAAAAGAGCGGCAAGGCGGGCGAGGCGATCCTCGGGCATTGGTACGATTCGCTTGAAGAGTACAAGGAAGAGCGTGCGAAGAGAAAGTCGCTCGAAACGGAGCTGACCGAATATATCGAGGCGTATGCCCGCGATCTCGACAAGAAGATGCTCGCCGAACATCTGACGGACGAGAATATCGAAAAGGCGATGACTTCGCCTAAGGCGTTCGGACGAAGAAGGGCTTTGGAAGCGGCGGCGATGCGCCGAAAGGAAAGGCTCATGGCGTATATCGGCGGCGAGGTCGCCGAGGCGAAGAAGGAAGTCGAAGAACATCTAAGCGCTATGAAAGAAGACGCTGATGAGGCGGCAAAGAAGAAACTTCAAGCCGCGCTCGAACGACTCAAGGGCAGCGCAAAGTGGAGCGGGGAAGAGTATGCGGAGATCGAGGAGATCGCCCGCGCCAAGACGCAAGAGGAGAGGAAGAAAAAATACGAGGCGTTCAAGGCGAAGCATAAGGAGCGAGCGAAGGAGCGCGTGAGAAAACAGGCGGAGGAGAAGCGCCGCAAGGATTTTGAAGAGGAAGCATGGGCAAACGAGCGCTTTTTCCGCGAGCAGGCGCGGCTCTTCCTCGCATCGCTTCCCATCAGCGAATCGTGCAACCCGGAGTTCTTCCGCAGAAAGGAGAAGCAGCACGCGCGGGCGGCAGCGAAGGCGGCTGCGCAGAGGAAGTGGGACAAGGCGAGAGCGGAGCGGGAGAATCAAGCGCACGCGGCGGCGTGCGCCTATGAGGCGACGAAGAATCAAGAAGAGATGCAGAAGCTGACCGCCGACGTACAAAAGAAGCTCGGCGCTCGCACGGTGCGCATTCAAGCGACGGAGCGCTATTGGCTGCACCATCTCGCCTATTTGCTGGGACTGAAAAAGAGCGATGTCGAAAAGCCGGAGGGCGCTCTCGATCTCGCCGAACTTTTTGACAGCTATAAGGATAATCTCGATCTCGATGCGGCTGCGCCGACGGAGATCCTTGAGCTTTTGGCAAGAGAGGAGACGAGCTACAAGAGCATGACGCTCGGGCAGCTTAGACAGACGGTCAATATGCTTCGTGCGCTCTATACGATCGGGCGCGACAAGAATCGCGTGCTGAGTTTTGCGGGCAAGGATTTCGCCGATGTCGCACAAGAGATCCTTTCGTCGAAGACGCGCCTTGCGCCCGAAGGGGTGAAGCAGCATCCCGTATCGCCGGATACGGGCGGCGTCGGTTACAGCGATTGGCTTGCCAAGGCGCCGGGCATCGGCGAGCAGATGGCGCTCCTCGCGCAGAAGGGGATGCTGAACCTCATGAAGCCCGAGGTGATGATCCGTCTCCTGGGCGAGGAAGCGCACAGCTACATCTACGGTACGATCGAGCGTGCACAGATGAAGGAGACGAAGCTCCTCGGCGAGAGTCAAGATGAGCTTTTGCGCATCTTCTCGGTCTATACGAAAGAGGAGCGCATGACGTGGAAGGATCGGACGATCAAGGCGGGCGGCGAGAAGCTGACGAAGGAGAATGTGCTTTGCCTCGCGCTCAACTGGGGATCTGAGATCAATCGAAAGCGCATCTTGGATGGCATCGGAGAGAAACTCGACGTGGAGGCGGTCTTAAAAGAGCACATGACGGAGCGGGATTGGAAGGTCGTGCAGCAGGTATGGGACTTCATCGATACCTTCTGGAAGGAAACGGCAGCCGTCGAGGAGAAGCTCAACGGCTCGCGTCTCGGCAAGGTGCCCGCCGCGCCTTTTTCCATCCGCACGGCGGACGGTGCGGAGATCAAGCTGCGGGGCGGCTACTATCCGCTCAAGTACAATGCCGAAAAGTCCACGCAGGCGAAGGAGCACGCGGCAGAGGAAGAAGCGAAGCGCGGGGCGGCGGGCGCGAAGGTGCTCGGTGCGCATCGCGGCCATACAAAAAGGCGCTCGGAAGGCGAGGTCAAAGAGCCGGTGCTTTTGGAGTTCGACGTGCTCAACAGCCATGTCTACGATGCCGCGCACAATATCGCGTTTCGCATCGCGGCGCGTGACGTGCATCGCATCTTGCGGCAAAAAGACTTCAAGCAGTATGTCGCTTCAACCTACGGCTTGGGGTTCTGGAATCGTCTCGACCAATGGGCGCTCGACGTCTGGGCGGTCGCCGCTGACGGCAGCGATCTGGCGGCGACGGCGCTCAGTCGGACGATGGCGGCGTTTCGCTGCAATTCGACGATGGCGATCATGGGATATCGCTTATGGCCGGTCATAGAGAATGCGACGAATATCGGGCCGATGATGGATAAGCTCGGCGCGATAGAAGCGCACGCGGCGGTCGCGGACTATTACGGCAATAAGAAGAGCATGGATGCGCTCTTGGAAAAGTCGCTTTTCATGATGAACCGCATCAACAATATGGAGCGCGATCTTCGCCAAGATACGCATATCTTCGCGCCGACGTACGCGCCGATCGAGTTTTTGCGCGACAATGCATATTGGGCGCTCGCCCAAACGGATTTGATGCTGTCGAAGCCGCTCTGGTGCCGCGCGTATAAGAATGCTTTTGCCAAGGCTTTGGCGGCGGTGAATCGGGAGAATGTGGAGAATAGGCGCACATATCAAGAGGCGCAGGAAGAAGTCGAACGGCTGCGGGCAGAGGTCTATGATCTTCGAAAAGAGCTGTTCGGACTGGAAGAGGAGAGCAAGGAGCGCCGCTATATGAATCCCGCGCAGCTGAAAGGATCGCCGTATGCGGGGATGTCGGAAAGGGAGATCGAGGATGAAAAGAAGCGAAGGAACGAGGCGCTCAAGGAAAAAGAGCGTGCGTTCTACGAGGCGGGGCATCGGCTCGAACGCGCCGCCGCGCTGCCGATACGAGAGGGTGCAGAGCTGATCGAAGAGGCCGAGATGCGCTCGGTGCAGGCCGCTGACGGGGCGGTGCGCGATGTGATCGGCTCGGGGCAGACGAAGGATCTTTCGGCGCTGCAGCGTTCGCGAAACGAGGCGGTGAAGATGTTCACGTCGTTTTATTCGTATTTCAATACGCAGTTCAATGCGCTTTTGGAATCGCACTTCAAGGGCAAGTACAGCGAGGAAGGCGCTTCGCGTGTCGATGTCTGGATGCCGCTGGCGCGTTCGCTCATCTATCGCATCGTCCTCGTCAGCATTCTCGGGGCGATGGGGAAGTTCGCGCTCGGTCTTGAAGGGGACGATGATCGCGCGAAGTATCGCACGGTGAAAGATCCCAAAACGGGCGAAAAGAAGAAGGTCGAGGTGCCGAAAGAGGAGCGTTTCCTGCGCGTCTTGGGCAAGAATCTCCTGTCAACGACGACGGGAACGATGCCGTTTTTCCGTGATTTTGCGGGGATGGTGGCAAGCAAGGTCTTTGACGGGACGACGTATGGGCGCAATTTCGAGCTTGGTTCTGTCGTGACGCGCGGCTTGAAGCAGGCGCAGGCGACGATGGAGCTGATCGAAAAGAAGGGCGAGCAGGATCTGGCGCGAGAGGAAAAAGCCGCCGAGGAGCGCCGAAAGGTGCAGAAGATGACGCCTCGTAGGCGCAGGCAGTACGAAAATGACAAGAAGTACAAGAAGCCGAAGAAGGAGATCGGCTATATCGATGTCATGAAGTCGGGCGCACAGACGATCAGCACGCTGACGGCAGCGCGTACGGGCGTGACGAATACGATCGCAGACGGCATTTTCACGGTCTTGCAGTACATGACGGACAGCATGGAGAAGGATCCGTACTATGATCGGAGCATGGAGAATGTGCTTCGAAGCGTGTTGTTCGACAAGAAGCTCCGAGCGAAAGAGACGCCGGAGAAGCCGAAGAAGCACAAGGACAAGAGGCGCAGGCGAGGCGCTCGATGAGAAAGAGGGGAGAATATGATTAACCATTTGACGACGAAGGTGATCTATCAGGGCGACGGCAAGACGCGGCGCTTTCCGTTCGCGTTTCCGTTCGCTGATGTGGCGGATGTGAAGGTGGTGATTTATGATGCGGCAGCGGAGCGCGAGACGCTGCTGGCGGGGGATTATTTCGTGGATGCAAAGACGCGCACGGTGCTGTATCCGGGGTATGCGCCGGGGGAGGAGAAGCCGGATAGCGAGCAGCCGCCGACGCTTTCGGCGGGGCAGAAGATCGTGATTTACCGCAGTACGCCGAGGACGCAGATGGTGGATCTCGGGGAGAAGTATCCGCTGCCTGCGGTGGAGGCGATGCCGGATAAGCTGACGATGATCGTCTAGGAGATCTGGGAGGTGTTGGAGCGCTGCGTCAAGGGTGGCATCAGCGGCACGAAGGCGCCGAATGTGATCGTGGTGGAAAAGCCGGGGACGGGCGGCGCCGTCGGCGGCAAGGGGCTGCTGTCGTTTGGCACGATGGCGGATCTCCTTCAAAACGGTACAAAGGGCATCGGTGTCGGAACGGAGTTCAAGACGATGGGATACAGGCGTCCTTTCGACGGGGGCGGCGCAAACTATATTGCAAAGTATCTGTGGTCGGCAGCAGCCTATCCGTGGGCGATCGACCTCGGTGCGACGAGTGAGACGGAGTATGCGTTGGTCTATAAGCGCGACGGCACGCCGGAGGTGGATGAGAAGGGCGCGTATGTGCTGAAGAAGGACGCGCAGGGAAAGCCGATCCCGGTCTATGAAGCTGACGGCAAGACGATCAAGAAGAAGCATCTTTATGCGATGATTACAGATCAAACGGTGAATTATCGGCAGTTCGGCGCGGTCTTGGACGGGGTGGCGGACGATGAGCAGGCGCTTAGGATGTGTCACCGCTATCAGTCGGAGACGTATACGATCGAGCCTTTGACGGGGCGCAAGCGGTATACGGTGACGGTGGCAAATCATGAGGGCATTATCCGAAAGGACAACAATGAACCGATCCAGTGCTGCGGCAATATTGATTTGTCGGGTTCGGAGCTTTTGGTCAAGGACGATAATGCGACGTGGTTCGGCTTCTATCTCTGGGGAGATAATGAAGCGGATTATTTTACGTTCGAGCCGACGAAAGAGGCGACGGATACATGGGTGCGGGATAATTTCGTCGTGAATGTCAACGGTAATGAGTCGACGCTGCAGCAGAATGCGTTGATGTTCTTGAAGGAAGATCCGTATGCGGTGCGCGATGATGGCGGGTATCTTTATTCGGAGCCTCGGTATGAGTTGCTTTTGCATACGACGGACGGGCTTTTGACGTCGCCGATCACGTACGACTGGAATAATCCGGGAGGGTTGGAGATTCATTCTTTGGTGTCGACGTACAGCGGGCATGAGGCGACGACGCAGACGGTGAATTCGCATTTTGGGTGCAGTTATACGATGCTGCCGGCGACGCATTATGCGTTCCGGGGGTGCGATGTGCGGCTGAAGACAACGGCAAATAAGTACGGTACGGTGCTTTGGTGCAAGTGCCACAATGCGCATGTCAGCGGCTTCAACATCGTGCCGGATGCGAACGAGATGCACAATACGCGCTTCAAGAATACGATGATCTATATCTGGGGCGCGTATAATGTCGAGGTGTCGGATATCGTGGGCTGCAACGCGGCGGGCAAAAAAGAGGGCAGCCAGAATGGCACGTCGGGCTATGTGATTCGCGCGACGAACTGCCTGAATCTGCGTCTGCATGATATCAGCGTGCAGGGGTATTGGGGTGCGACGGCGATGAATTGCGTGAAGGATGTGCATGTCGAGCGCGTTTCCATCAATCGCTTGGATATTCACAATTATTTTTACAATCTGTGGATCAATGAATGCAATTTGTTCAATCACGCGATTCAGATCGGCGAGGGGCGCGGGATCTGCTCGATCACGAATAGCAATTTTTACATCAACAAGCTCGAAGCGGATAGCTGGCCGCACGCGCATATCTTGGAGTTCAATCTGACGTATGGACGAATCTTCGAGGGGCGCGTGCTGATCGAGGGCTGCAATGCCTATTTGAAAGATCCGGCCGACAAGCAGTTCGACGTGTGCAAGATCGATTTTTCTCCGGAGGCGGTATCGACGCTCGACAGCTACCGTTTCCCGGAGGTGACGATTAGGGACTGCCATTTCCACAGCTACAATCCCGATACGTATTTGACCTATTTCATGATCGCGGGCAAAAGGAACTGCAAGACGAGCACGAAGGGGCCGTCTGTGCGGGTAAACTACAATCGCGATTTGGGGAACGATATGAAGGGATCGCTTGTCTGGCGCTATGTGGGGCGCGGCGTGGACTGGCGCGAAGATTCGGATACGTCGCGGCTTTCTGTGGTGCGCGGTCAGGTGGTGCGCACATACCAACGCTTCAAAGGCGCAGACGGCAAGACGGTGTTTTATGACAAGCGGTATTTTCTCGTGACGAGGGCGGGCGTGCTGCCGAATCCGAGGGCGGACAATGCGCCGACGGATTTTAGCGGCGAGGATTTCGAGCTTGGGACGGCGCGGGTGCGCTTTATGGCGCGCGGTCGTTGGGAAGCGGCGCGTGCGTATGGGACGGGAGATTTCTGCTTCACGGAGTATTCGCCTTGGCTGCCGGTGTACTGCTACGAGTGCACGGCGGGCGGCGTGTCGAACGGCTGGCGGCCGACGCATACGGCGGGCAAGGTGATCGAAGGCGAGGAGGTGTATCCGAAGAATCTTGATGCGTGCTATTGGCAATATGTTGAACCGGCGGAACGGTTCATCCAGAAGCGTTTTACGCCGCGGCTTAAGGTGGAAGCAGGCGATGTCTTGTATGCGGATCATCGGCTTTACAAGGTGCTTGAAGCTGGTGTGCTGACGGATGTACCGCCCCTCAATACGGCATGGCTCGGGTCGTTTCGCGAGGGGACGGCACAGCTTTCTTTCATCGGGAAGGATTGGGCGGCGAAGACGTGGTGGAGCCGCGAGGCGTTTTGTCTGTCGCATGATGCGGCGGGGGTGGCGCAGATCTATCGCCTGGTCGATCAGGACGGAACGACGAGCGGCTCTTTGCCGGTGCCGGGCAACGGACGCTGCATCGACGGCGATATGATCTGGCAGCATACGACGGAAGCGGCGACGAAAGAGTGGCAGCCGCAGACGCAGTTTTTCGCGGGCGATGTGGTATCGCATGAGGGGAACTGCTACAGGTGCGTCTTTGACGGGCGGCTGGAGCTGCCAAGTCAGACGAACATCGAGAATGTCGTGACGAATATGAAGGGATCGGGCGATGTTTTTGCTTTCTGGGAGAATGGAACGGATGTGCCGACGAAGCTCGGGGCTAGCGGGAAGTGGACGATCCGTGTGGAGAATACGGACTGCTATCGCTTTCGGACGTTCGCCAAGGGGTATTTCGGTCATGCGGGGAATCCGCAGCCGACGATTGTGCAGGGTGGTACAGGAGCAGGCGTACCGAGTGCGCCGAGTGCAGACGGGGTGAGCTACTGATGGCAAAGGTTTTGGTGACGGAGGCGCATTTGCAGGCGATCGCCGATGCGATTCGCACGAAGAACGGCAAGGCGGTGCGGTATCGGCCGGGGGATATGGCGACGGCGATTTTGGCGCTTGAGGCGGG